GCAGTCCCTCAATTCCATCCTGAATCACCAGAGCCCGCGGGACGCCTTGCAAAAAACTTTCTCCTGCAAATTGCTCGTAAAGTTCCAACGTGCGCCGGGCGTCGCCAACTACATCCGGCAAAGCAACGAACTTCAATTGAGGATTCTTGGCGTCCTCCTCTACTATCCGCCGCCAAGCACTACGATTAATGCACCCCCCAAAGCACCCATTGTCTATCCCCAGCGGCACGCCTAGCGTGGTCTGGTATCCTGTCAGCGGGGTCCGCAATTGTCCCAGCGCAACGGATCGAGCCGTTAATCGTGGCGCAATAGTGTTGTGCTTTTTGGTGCTTACATCTAGCATAATAATCATTGGCTTAGAGTCCATACTCTCTCTCCTTTGGTTCTGAGTTGTGGGTGGACGGTTTCGGAAACACTCCGGACCATCCGCTCATGATTGACGTGGTCAACGCGTCGCGAGCGTCCGGCTCTGACACGCCCTCCAGCTTGGAGAATAGCGCCTTGATGGCCCGTTCCGTCAGCCATTTTCCAGCGTCAGCCCGGTGATCGCAGAACGCCTGCCAGACCTCAGCAAATTCGATTGTGTCGAACGCCGAAGGCAACGCGCATGCAAAGACAGCGGCATCGTGCTTCTGACGCTTAGTCTGTTTGGATGGGGCAGAAGAAACATTCACAGCCGACTTGTTCGGCGTATCTTTCTTCTTATTCCCTTCTACTTCTACTTCTACTTCTACTTTCGCATTGCCTACCCCATTGCCTTTTTGGATGCCACAAGGCATGCCTTGTGGCATAGGCTTGGCATTGCCCCAGCGCTTAGCCGCGGCATTCCTTGCCTGATCACGAAGTCGCTGGACCTCTGCCTGTTTCTTCTCGGGATAGCCCCAGACGATCAAGGTGTGACCGTCCCAGCTCCATAGGTCGGACGGTGCTCGCACTTCTTTCGCGGTAACGCCGACAAGTTGCATCCACTTGCGGTCGCCCCATTCTCCGCAGCTCTCGAAGACCCCGCCGTTCTCTTGGTCCGCGCAGTAGGCCATCAAGCACAGCCATGTCGCACGCTCGACTGGTTCGGAGCCGAGGAACCGCTCAGAGCGAAGGGTTGTCAGTTCAAGGTTAAGCCAATTCATTTCCTCAACCTCAGCGAATCTGGAGCATCCTCATACACATAGAGCGCTTTATCGTGGAGTTCGCCGAGTGCATAAATTTCCTTCGCATAGTTTGAATCCTTGTGTTTCAGCTTCTTCCATGCTTCCCAGCATTCACTCGCCCTCTTGCGGGCTTCTCGACGGTGTTTCTCGAGTGATTCTTCGTAGATCATGGGTCTTACCTCCATGTTAAAAAAGACCCACCGGGTAAGACAGCCCTATGGCTCCGGCGGGTAAATCTGGTTGTGCGTGTCTTACTCCGCATGGCATACTATACGTTACTTCCGGGTGATTTCAAGGCTTCCAGCAGCGCCCGCAGCTCTGAAACTTCAGCTTTCAGTTGCGCGATCTGTGCATCCTTCGCGTCGAGGTCGTACCCAGCCACGTCGGCGACTTCCTCCAAGGTCAACTGGTCCATGTCCGTATCGTGGGCATAGTAGTTGAAAAGTTCATTGCTCATTCGTTACTCCTGGTTGGGGGTCGCAATTTCAATGTTATGGAGCCGCTCGGCATCGGATGAAGTCGTCGTGGCTATACGGCTTTCCTTGAATTTCTCCAAGGCTTCTGCGAGGCTGGACGCAAGCCAGTCGGCTATGTGCTCATCTGTGAGCGTAGTCGTGTATTGTCCCTGGCGGAAAAAGACCTTCGGGTTCACGCTTCGCGTGCTGACATCAACATGGGTCTTCGTTTTGGGTCCTGCTTGGACCGTGATCAAAAATGAGGCTTTCATCGTGATTCCTCCAGTTTCTCCCTGATTTCGCCGACAATCCGGGCGACGTCCTGCTCTGTCCGCCCCGGTTGCATGATCAACGACCAGTAGGCGTGAAGGATATCCGCGACCGTGTGTCGCTGCTTTGGCGTCAGCTGCGCTTCTGAAATCCGGAGCAGCCATTCGATCGAGGTCTCTGGATCTCCTGTCATAGGCGCAGGGTGCGGCCAGACCGTTCCGTTGTCTAGGCGTAGGTAGCTCATTCGTTACTCCTGGTTGGGGTTAAAGCCCCACCCGCCACCAAGGCGGGCAGGGCGTGTACCGGGTCGGGTTATTCGTCGTCAACCAGCTGATACGTCTGTTCAAAGATGTCCGGCTTGCATGGGTAGAACTCGCCTTGGACTCCTTTGATTATCCAGTCATTCAAGTTGGCGCGGTGATCACCTTCCAATGTCGGGATGATCATGTACCCATCTGCTGGAAACGTTTCGTGAGGCACAGACACGAACGCGTCTACCTCACAGAAGTTGTGACCAAGCCACTGAACGGCTTCGATCACTACAGGCTTTTTGCGGTACTTATTCATTGCACGCTCCTCAACCAGTACGAATCTTCGTACAGCCGCTGCGGGGTGAGCACGTCAACCGACAGGTCAAACCCTAGCGCCGGCAGGAACTGAGACAGCATCGTGCCAGGGGGCAGTCCGAACAGCGCCGATGTGTAGGGGTCTACCGGCGTGCCTTCAACCAGCTCGTCGAACGGCTGCCAGCATGCCAGCGGGATACCGTATTGCCTGAGCGGGAACGCCCAAGAAATGAGTTCAGAGCAATACATAAGTTCCGGCCCCGGCGACCAACCGAAGTCGTAATCCTCGCCAACGCGGGTTTGTGCGGTCTCTGCCCAGTCTCGCATAAGCCCCGGGAACCACTCCGCAAACCAGAGACGTTTGGCCTCCCAAACGCCTACGCGCGCCTTCCATTCTTCCCAAGGCGTTTTGGCGACGAACGGCCCGGCGCCGCCAGCTTCGATTACGTATGGACCGTCGCATTCCACGATGACGATTCCCATGTGCATGATGTCGCTGCCTTGCACCGATTCGACCATTGGGCCGGTTGTGCCGAACGGCGTTCCGTCCGGCGCGATGAATGGTGGGGCGTTCTGGTAGCCGCGGGCGAAGACGATGTCGCCGTCCATAGGGGTGTATTGTGCGTAGGTGACGAGCCCCGTGAGGAGCAAGATGCTTGTGATGATGTGTGTCATTTGCTTTCCTTTTTGGTGTTGATTTTGCCTTTCTTCCGGCGGTCGTGTCTGCGTTTTGCCTCCTTTCGTTGTTGTTCCTCAATTCTGCGGCATGCCTTGATCAGTCCTGGGTCAATTGGCGGCATCATCTGTAGTCCTCCGGCTTGAATTCGAAGTCCTGCAGGTCGCACGGCGGCAAGGGCTCTTGTTTGCGTTGATTGGCCTCCAGTACCGCTATCCGGCGGTTTGCGCGCTGGATCATCTGTAGGAGCTTGTCGCATTGACACGGCTCGGGACGCTGCCAGATGGCAAAGCCAAGGCAAAGAATGGCCGTGATTGCCACTGACCAAACCTGGAACAACGCGTTGGTGTTTTCTTTCATCTGTCTCTCTCCGTTAGGCGGTATTCAGCAACGCGCACAGTCTCGCCGTAGAAGTTGCGGACCTTGATCCGGGTGGATTCAATGTCGTAGCCCATTTCCCGCAGATCAAAAATCCGTGCTGAAAGGCGGTAAATTCCCACCCGTCTCCACGAATCCAACGGGGTGATGGGGCCCACGTTTTCAAGCCATTCGAGCAGCCGGGCGTTCTGTGTTCCTGGTTTCGGTTGCATACTGTCTCCCTGTTTCGATTTGTGCTCTGAGAAGCGTTTCTTCGCGCCTCATGGTTTCGGTGATCCTTTCGATCTCTTCATTCATCATGACCAGCAATTGGCGCACTTACGCTCATCCTGCTGGATTGCCATGATTGCGATGGTCTTCAGTCGTTTGTATCTGTGTGTCATGATTGCCTCGTGTAGTGGACGCCTTCAACATGGTCAGGGACGAAGATCGGCCTGTTGAGCCAACTCTCTATGGCGTCTTTGTGTTCCGCTACATTCCACGCCGTCGCCGCAACGACCTGCCACGGCTCCAGTTCTGTCTCGATATTCAGCTTCAACGGCATCGAGTTAGTGCGCGTGGTAGTAGCCCTGTATTGCTCGAGATCTACTACTGTGTTTGAGTAGGCGCGAAGGGATCGGCGGACGATCTCGGTGGATGAAATATTCCACGCCTTGGACATTAGGCCCATCTGCTGGAGCAGATCGTGCGGGAATCGTACGTTCATTTCGACACGCCCTCCAGGACGATTCTTACTACAATGTGGACTATGATGCCAGCAACCATTGCAAGCAACAATCCGTTACTGCCTTTTACTTCATACATGGCAATCACGCCAGTACTCGTGGCAATAATGATTTTGTTTGTGTGGCTCATTTGCTTTCCTCCTTGGAGCAGTTCGTACAGCGATACCCTTTGCCCGTCCAGTATACCAGCGTTCGCCTCTTGCAGGCCTGACATACGACCGGACAGAAGTAGGTAGCTGCCAGACTGGACAGATACGCCGCGGCCGTGATGATCACAGCGCCATATCCTGCGGTAATTAGCCAGTCTATGATTTTCAACATAGTCTCCTAGTTTTGGTTGTTTTCACAGAACCATGTTTCGCCGCGACGGTCAACGAGCGATATATCCCAGCTCCTGACCAATGCACGGATTGACGGATAGCAGGGGGCCCAATTTCTGCCGGAAGGCTTGCTGGCGTCCGTCAGCCACCAAACACCATGGGAAAAGATGATTTCCCCTCGCTCGAACGGCATGCAGGCCTTTCGCCAGGGATAAGCGGGGTCTTTAATTTTGGGCAGCGCATTGACGTCATTCATGAAGACAACGTTATCTGACGGCTTTTCCTCGCGCATTTGCCACGCGATGCATGCAGATCCTCGATTATAGGCTGCAATTCCCATGGTCTCGCTCCTTGTTAGCACTGACAAAAATTGATCGGCGACCGGCAATCCGGACACCAGTCCGGAGGATGTAATGGTTCTGGTGCGGCCGCAGCGTTTCAGATCCTCACGAATACTGTACCCGTTCATGATTTGAACGTCAACGCTGTAAGCGCCGTACGGTACAACATGGAGGTCTTCACTCCATTTGGTTTTAGGCTTGCCTTTGTGGCTTCCTTTACTTATAACTATAGCATCATATTGCGCTAGCGCAAGGGTAGTACAACGAAATTATTGGAAAAGTACTACAGATAATCGGGATCGCCTCGTGAACATCACGGTGACAATCCAGACACAGCCATGTCAGATTCTGCAAATCGTGGCGGAGGTGTGGGTAATTGTTTCGGCGGTAGTCGTGATGAGCGACGCCAGTCTTCGGGCAGTATTCAAAGCATAGTTCACAGTAGCCGTCGGCACGGTCTCGGCATTTGCGCGACATCTCGGCGTCTTTCCGGCGGCGTTTTGCCGAACGTTGCTTTTGGGTTGGGCGTGTGATCATTCGTTTACCTCGTAGATTTCGATATCAACTCTGAACGGTTTGCCGACTACTGTCGCGTATTCCCAGGTGAGCCCGTCTTCCTCAGAATCACCTTTGCGGCAGAGGAACTCGGCGATCGCATCGCGAAGGCTCTTAGCGCCCCCTGACGTATTATCGTCATCCTGGACGTGGCGACGGTCTGGTATGTACCGCACAATCCGTACAAACAGCGGACCAGATATATCGACCATGCCCGGCGAATTTGGGTCTTCAGCCGCCAGTTCATCTTGTCGACCTCGTTTCGACTTGGAATTCTCAACCCTGGCAAGCTCAGCTTGAGCACCGGCGTTGAGCCGCTTGAATGTGTCTGATCCGTCACGGAGTAGTCTCTCCAGGCTTATCCGTTTTGCCATTGTCTTCCTCCAGCATCTTGTCAACTCTGTCCGCCAGTTGGCGAAGGTGTTTTGCCGCCAGTCGTAGTCCATCGACTCTGGTCCGGGCGTAGCTCAGGTCTAGGCTATAATTGCCGTCGTCCAGATAGATCGGTGCGTTTTTTCTGATATAGTACGGATTGTTTTCGCGGTACTCCACGCGGTTCCGGCCGGATATGATCTCGTCATACTGGTGATGAGATAGGACTAGATTCAGTGCCATTGTCTTCCTCGCGTTCGTGGTAGTGTGGGCAGTACCTCAGCCATTGCGGCCATCTGTATTTACCATCGACCGGGCAATGGCCTGCTCGTTGTTCCCAGTATTCGGCATCGGTCGGCCAGTTCTGGCAGTCGGCACATTTGATTGCGTGTTTGCGTTTCATCAAAATGGTAAGGAGTCGATTTTATCGTCGTTGCACTCCAGCCCTGGGATCTCATCCGCGGGATGGTCGCCGTGGGGCGCTCGTGGGTGTGGAGGTGGAGTCGGCGCTGAAGGGGCACGGCTTGGCGGGAATGGCGGGCCAGCTTTGGGATTGTACTTCGGACGTTCATCCGGGTTGTAGGTGCGCGGCTTGGGACGCCATTCGTTTTCCTGCAGATACAGGTTGCCTTTCTTTGAGCGCTTTAGCTCCAGGCGTAGCTCGCCCTGGACGTGAGCTGCACGCATGTACTGCTCGAACTGTTGCACGTTGATCACGATGTCGGCGATGACATAGTCCGGCGCGCGGTCTCTTGGTGCGTAGACGCGGATGCCGTCGGGGAATTTGGGGTCTGCCATGATTATCTCCTGTGTGTTTTGTATTTGCCGGCGCGGGTGTCTTCGTTGGATTTCCACCAGCGATATTTGATTTCGGGTCGGCCTGTGTACCTTACCGCCAGCTCATGTTTGCGCTCATCACTGGTCCAGTACAGGCACAGCACATAGTCGCCGGCGCGCGGATCGGCCGATACTTTGGCAGCTTCGAAACCGTGCTCCCAGAGCTCCACTTCTGCGATCGCTACTAGGGCTGTCTGATACTTCGAGAAGAATAAGTACTTCCCGGCCAGCTTGGCGATGTCCAGGGATGACTGCAGGGCGCCAAAATATATCCAGCAGTCGTCCTTGGTCGTCTCGATCGCTTTGCCTCCACGGTCGCGCCGTAGCATTTCGTCGATATCATTGACATCGTATACCTCATCGTGCTGCTGAGGCGGCCCAGAGTCTGAGCTGTAGCCGTGCACCTGATCATACATAACGTCCGGAAAATCAAAATCTTGACAGGCATAGTCTGCTGCGTCGCCCATTTGTTTCTCCTTTTTTGGGGTATGAAGGGTATTCGGGCATGGTTATCTCCTATAGCTTGTTGAGGTAGTCGATTACTTCCCGTGCGTCCTGCGGGAATTGCTCGATAATCGACGTGCACCATGCCTTTTGCTCTTCATCCAAGATGTTGCATGCTTGGTTGAATAGCTCCCGCGCTTTCTTGAGTAGCTCTTGATCCACGGGCGGCGCGGCGGGCTGAGCTGCCTGCTCTTGATCCACGGTAGGCTCGGCTGGTTGGGTTGCCTGCTGGGAAGCGGGCGGGGGTGTCGTGTACTTTGAGCCGTCGAAACAGCCTGCGTATATGTCAGCAGCAACGCCGACCGCCTTCATGGCTACCGATAGCGCATCGGTGACCGCCATCTTGTAGCACTCATCAGATACGTGGCCCCCGTGCGTCTCTTGGGTCAGCAGCTTTGAGCCGCCTATTCCCGGAATCGGTTTTGACCACTCGCCATCATGCTTGATCGATAGCTTGATCTCGGCAAATGCGCATACTTCGTTCGCAGCACCTTCGCACCACGTCCGCACAATCTCATACGACCAGCCAATGCCGACCGGTCCGAAGTGCTCCGTAATTGCCTTAAGACGCCATTGAGGGTTGATGTCGGTCATGCCCTTGAGCCGACCGCCCTTAATCTGTTTCAGCGCGCATTCCGGCGGCCTGCATAGTGCGTTCCAGTGTTCTAGGTTGTCCATTTCTCTCTCCTAAAACTCAACAACGTGCTCTGTTTCATCATAATCACTGCACATCGCATTGCAGGCACCCAGGCACGCTGACATATGATTTAAGCGCCCGCGCTTGCCGCAAAATTGGACCATTTTTGGCGCGCCTGGATATGGCAACTCGTGACGCATCCACGCCACGCCGATCCCGACAAACCATTCTTTTGTGCAGCTTACATACTCGCCTTCGTAGTCCAGATGCTTACAGCCGCGGAATCGACATACATTGTTTGTGTCTGTGATCATGGTTCTCTCCTATAGGCCTTCATGGCCTGTTTACGCTTCTCGATCTCTTTCCAGCCGCCGCGTTCAAACTGCTCGGCTGACATCAGATCAACGCCGTGATCGGCTGCAAGGCACCGCATCTTGTCGATGAAGCCTGTGACCTCGCCCGTGTCCATCGCGGACGTCTGGCGGTACATCACGACGCCCTTCTTTTCGTACGTATAGCCGAGCGCAGCCTTGATTGCGTACTTCATTTCTTCAAGCGTGTAGCCTGCCTGCATGGCCCATTCGGCTATCAGCGCATGCAGATAGGCGTTCTGGCGGTTGGTTCTGCCCTTCTTGACCTCCTTTAGCTCGATGAACGCCCGGCGCTCTGTGAGCGTTGCGAGGTATTCAGCGGCTTTGTTGCGATCGTGTTCGGTTTCCAAGTTAAGCTTCATTTGCTGGGGGTACACTCACCTTTGAAGGTTTCGGGCTTGTAGCGCCAGGCACATCGCGTCCGGCAGCACGTGTAGCACCGCGACGCTTTTTTGTGTGTCAAGATCCGCTTGATTGCGTGCAGGTGTCTCATTTCTAACAGCCTCCTTGGTGCCACGGAAACCCGCGCATTGCCCGCTCGAACAGCCGGTTTTGGCGGATCTCATACGACGCCTTACGCTTGTTTGTGGCTTTCTGTTTCTCAGCGAGCCGATGGTTTTCTATAATCTTGTCGATCTTATAGGCGCAGGCAACACATACGTGCGTTCCCCAGCATGTAATCGGCCTGGATGCGCCGCACAGCTCGCATACTGGCTCAGACTCGCATACTGGCTGGCAGGATTTGTGATACCTACACAGCGCTGCAAGTGCCAGCGCCAGGAATACGACGATTCCGGTTGCGATGATAATGATACTAATCAGTTCCATTGTAGTCTCCGTGTTAAAAGAGGCGGGACCCTAAAGGCAGGAGAGAGGGAGAACCGGGCCCCGCCCGTAGCCTCCTTGGCATACGTCTATATCACGCCAGCTTCGAGCATTTCGTTGAACTGGCGTACGTCCTCTTCCATAAATGCCTCAATGGCCTTGTGAAAGTCCGGGTCATTCTCTCGAAGTTGGTCTTCCAATGCGTACATGTTTTGACGAGCCTCGTCCTGCGCCTGGCTTCCGTCCGATCCCAGGATGTCCGCCAACAATCTGGCGGCAGCGTACATGTCTCTGAGTTGCTCAATCTCGTTTGCGTTCATCTCTCTCTCCTTTGGTCCTATTACCGTAACCTTTCACACTCTAACGTTATTGAACCAGCGACTTCAAAAATAACGTACTGGACTTCGTAGCTCCTGTACTCATTTTCTATGACGACATTTATGTAGTCGCCTTGGGACGGTATAGCCGGTAGCTTTACCTTGGCAACCACATTTGTGTCGGATATAGTTGCTTCAATCTCGTTCATCTCTCTCTCCTTTGGTCCCACTGGGACGCGTAGACGGTAACCCCGTTTTCTTCAATCCGCGTTACTGGGAACGCGATCTTGACGCCCATCGCAGCCAGGAACATGATCTTGGCTTTGATGACTTGCGGGTCTTTGGTTTCTTTGGTCATTTTAGGTCTCCCTAGCAAGATGTTCCGTTGGCGGTCATCGCTGCAACAATCTGGTCGTGGGCGTTATCGTAGGCGGTCAGATGGTCGGTCGCGGGCGTGTAGACGTAAACCTCATCCGCGGCTTTGCGGATGGCGTCCCAGTTTTCTTGGGTCAGCCCGACGTTACCGCCAATGACTCCGACGACGCTCGGGTGCTTGATCTTGTGCGGCTCGTCGATCTTACGGCTTTCACCGTCAACCGTTAGTGTGTAGACGGTCTCGCCGTTGCTGCGCTCTACAGCGACCTCGATTTCGTTTCCCTTTGATGTTGTCCAGCTTACTTGGCTCATCTTGGTTCTCCTTAGTTGTGGATTCTCTCTGCATATCTATAGTATAGCAATTGCGCTAGCGCAATTCAAGGGCATTTTCAAGTATTTCTGTGAGAAATTTCAGAGGAGTGCGATTATAGTACAGACCTATTCTAACGGAGGAGCATTATGGGAAAGGCTCTAGTCATTTTTGGCTTCGTCGCGCTGTACATCATTTATTTTGCGATGACTGTGTAACTACAACAGCTTCGCGATAGCGCCCCCGATCACCGCCCCGGCGGACAGTACAAGAGCCAGATACGCGTACCTGTTTGCTGGTTTGCTGCGATCGCGCGCCGGACACGTCTCTTGAGTGACCTGGACAGTATCCATACGCGTTTTCAGGCCTGGTTGCCCGTTTCCGTTTAAGTCCTTCTCGTGAGCCTTTGCCAGGATGCACACGCCTTCCAGCCTGCTTGACATTTCTATAAGTACTCCGTGGATGTCTCGCAGCTGAGTAAGGATAGGCAAAAGATGCTCTATTTTCTCGCGTTCTTCATCAGTCATTTTTGCCTCGCAGCTTCGTGATTATGTCAAAATTAATCAGCCTCAGGTGCAACAATATGGCTATAATACACGCAACCACCCCGGCTGCAATTGCCCACCACGACAACCCGGCAATCGATAGCCACATAAATCCGACCGATCCGAGTCCCAGAATTACCCCGGCTCCAGCGGCTTCCCTGAGATGCGTGATATACCCCACCACGAACGCGATCACTGCGGCAATACCGCACGCCGTCCCGATCCATCTATAACTATTAGACGCGCGCGCGCGAGCCTTCTGTGTCTGAGTCTGGACCGGCTGCTCAGTCTTTGATATCGTCAGCCCACATAGCTTCCTAGTCGATACCTCATACGTCCGCCCGTCAGGTCGTGGATCGACTACTGTTGAGAGGCAGCCTGCAGATAGGAGGAGTAATAGAGCGTAGCGTTTCATTTTTTCGGCTTCCTGCCCTGCCACGCGGCTGCAAAACTCTTCAGCTCATCAGGTACTGTAAACTCACCCTCGGTCGATAGCCAGTTCATTATCAGGTCAATCCCTTCGTACAGGCGGCTCATATTTTCCTCTTTGGCCTTGGCCTGGGCCGCCTGTTTGGTGCGCCTGCGTCCCTTGTCAATCACCACCTTCTTGCCCTTGATCGCCCAGCGCCAGCGGTCAGCGGCGTCAGGCAATTTGGCTAGATCCACCTCAATCGCGCCGTCTGGTATATTGCCGTTCGGCCGCTCTTCGATGACTACCGACGTCGGACCGTACAGCTCGGGAAATTCGTTTTCGATTTCGTACGCTATATGCATATTCCTCCTTAAGCGCAGAATGCAACTGTAAGAATTGGCGAATTGAGCGCAACCGCTGTACCTGTCAGATTTATTGTTACTCCGAGCTGTGCAGATGTGGTCCCCAATGGAGTCGCTGTGCGGCGGCTGATCCCAACCGAGGGAACGTTACTATCAGCGGTAGGTGCAGAAGCGTGCTGGGCATGTCCGAAAACTGCGTAATTCGACGGCAGGGCGGACGTGAAGTTGATAGTGATATCTCCAGTTGCTGCGGAACTCACGCTCGCAATATTGCCGCCTGCGGTCAGCGTCGGGCCGGTCATATCAATCACAGCCCACGCTCTGATTGGATATTGAGCAACACCCGCAATCATGGCATCAATGGCAGCTTTGAGTTGTGTCCTGTTGGTCTTGCTGAGGCTTATTGATTGCTGCTCGATGACATAGCAGATCTCCTCTTGCATCGCGTTAAGTGCGTCCTGCTCAACGACTGTGTTTGAGTCGTAGTATCCATCCGGATTTGGGCCGACCGGTCCGGGTGTCGGCAGGCTGGCTGTAGAAGATGCATTATCTATGCGGTACATGTAAACTCCTTATGGTATGATTGTTAGCCGCGTATGCGCTGGCTTAAAAAACTCGCATGTCGCGGTGAGTAGATCAATGTCACCACTGCCGCCGGCAACTGTGATTGTCCACTCGCACGGGGAGATTGTCGCGATTGTGACGGTGTATCCCAATACAGCGGCTACGTCTATATAGAACTGATCGTTATTGTAGATCGACGACTGCAACACGGACAGGATGTAGTCCCGCCGGTCTTCGTCCGTCGCCGGAGTCGGCGTGGTCGTGGTGGTGACGCTCAGCGGCTCCTGGCATGTGTCTGTACCCGCCAGAAAATAAGTGGTATCATCGAAGCTCTTGGGCAGCCCAAGGACCCGTTCCCAGTCTTCCAGGTAATTCCCAGGGACGTAGGAGTCTGGGAACACGTCGTCAAACTCATCTGACGTGTTATCGTCGCAGTCCTTAACAGCCGCTGCGATCGACCGGATCAGCGTGTTGAGGTTCGTGACCTCATTCGCGCCGGGCCACACCCTACCGGGGGGCAAGAGCTTGTGGATCGCGTTATAAAATTGGTCTTCTGTCGGCATTAGACGTAGGTTGTTGTTCCGAGTGTGTGGAGTGTTCCAGCGGTCGCCGTGACGCCGCCGGTCGGGCTGTTGATGGTCCACGACGTGAGGCCTGACACCTGGGTCATTGCCTCCTGAAATGCGCTAAGCGGGATTTCGCCGCCGGGAATACCATATTCCGTAATCGCGTCCTTCAGCGCCGCGTCAGTCGCTGTCTGGAGTGCGGCGGTATCAGGAACGATCGTGAGATTGAACGCTACTGCATAAGCGGTCGGCGCAATCGCCTCGAACTCACAACCGACAGGCTTCAGGTCGTCAATATAGTCCTGTAGATCTGAAACATCGCCAGCCGCTGGGATGCCGTCAGAATACGTATCATCCATCGCAAAATACAGCTTAACCTGCCCGACTGATGCGCTGTCGCCAAAAGCCGCTGCATTCTGCCAGTTCCGGACCCATGTTCTGGTAGCGCCAACGCCCGCTCTAGCCCATAGGTCGTAGTCGGATGCGCTGCCGCCCTTTGCCGCTGCCGCGGTCTGCGCGAGGACTCGTACGCGGAGAGCGTCGTCTGTCTCACGATCACGTCCGCCGGTCAGACCGCCTGCCGCGACATCCGCAGTAGGATCAAGTCCACTGTATGCCGCGCTTAGGGTAAGCGTTGCGCCCGCGTCCTGGTTGCCGTCGCTGCCAGGATCAACCGCGCGGACCTCGTGGTCCTCGCTTGCCGCTGCCAGCGTAAATCCGATGACCACCTCAAACCGGACGCCGCCGGATGACGTTAGCTCTGCCCCAGTCGGGACACTCGATCCTATTGTCCCGGTAAACGTGCAGTCACCGTCTGCCTTTTCCGCAGCCAAACGGGACAGGCCGTAGATATTTCCCCAGCGTTCCATATTCTCAGCCGTTGCTGTGTCTGGGCACATCTGCTTTAGCAGCCAGTCGAGATAGTCGTAATTGCCTGATATCCCTCCTGCGATCACGGCCGCAATTGCCAGGGCCATAGAGTTTTCCAGTTGTGCGTCTAGGTCGGGAAAACGACTGAACAGATCAGCCTTGACGTCTGCGACTATCGACGAAAGCGTTGGGCGCGTGTATGCCATTGCAAAATCCTATAGGTATGGGTTCAGGTGCGCGGTCGGCGGCGTGAAGTTGGCTGTATACCTAGCAATCCCATTGGAAATTCTGAGGTCAGACAGGTATCCATTGAATGTATCAGATCCATTGTATGTGCCAACATAAACAGTCTCTGCTGATTCATCCAAAGTTCCGCCTATAGTCTCTGTCCCATATGTTGGAGTAAGCCTGATTCCGTCAATGAATAGGTACATGGTGTTCGTTACCCGGCACAAAGCCAAATGGTGCCATGTCTGATCTAGATAGAGGGTACCATTATTTTCGTCATATGTAGCAGCCGAGGTGCTGGTTGATCCGATGGCCACTAGTGCCAAAGCTCCATCATTACGCCCAACGTCTGTCTTGTTGTCGAGGGAGATGCGCAGCTTAAATGAGGAAGAGCTTAGGAGGTGTGGGGAGTTGACTTGAGAGGCGTCGGCACGGAACCAAAACTCAACGGTAAAATTGTCGCTGCCATAATCCCAGTCTGCACTAGCTGGTACGGATAAATAGTCTCCTGTCCCATCCAACAGCCCTACCCCATCGCTATCACCAAACGGGCTAGTCTGTCCTGTGCTGATTTGTGCATCAGCTACCGCAGTAACCGTGTGCGGGCTGCCCACGCCACCCAGCGACGCATCAAAAAAATTGGTCGCCCCGTTGGCGCCCTGCATTGGCAGTAATAGTACGGTATTGGGGTCAGGTGTCGCGGGTGGCGCAGATGCTGCAGGTTGAGCCGCAGCAGTGTTTATCGTGTCCCATACATACGCATACTGCAGAGTGGTAGTTTCCTCATCCTGGCGCGTCAGCACCACGTCAAGGTTCAGCACTTCCTGATTCGTTGCGTCGAACTCTGCAGTCACGTTGATCGACTTGCATACGCCGTCCCGGATCAGCCACTGCAGGCAATCTGAAGCATACGTCTCAGCCTGTACCAATGTGGATTGCAGGCGTTTCTCACGCTCGAGTAACCAGAGGCCGGAACCCATGACAGTATTGCGATATGTGTCGACCCAGAATCCCCGATTCAGCGGCGGGCGTTGGAAATTGCTGGAGTATCGGATATACTCATCATCCTCTGCGCGTGAGTCGGAGAACAGCGACATAATCACAGCCGTCTCAAGCTCATTGCCCACCAGGAAATCGCCGCGCGATATCTCTAGATCCGCAAAGATCTGAGCTGAGTTCTTAAATCTGAATGAAAAATCACCCATTATTACATTGATTGATTCGGCACTGCTGTGACCGATCCTGTCTCGTTATGTGTATGCGTGTTGTAGAGGTCGCGCATGTCTTGCATTGTCGGCGTGACTGTGCCTGCGTCCTGCACATCGCCGGTAACCTCAAGGTCTGCGCCTAAAATTTCAACGACTCCACCGGCTTTCAGGTGGATCGATACTCCATGATTATTGTACACCACAACCTCACCTGACGCAAGGCTGACCGCGCCGTCGCGGTTCTCGATCACTACAGCCACCGAAGCGTCCTTTGAGCCCGCGCGAGATGTTAATAGCGCCGTACTGTCTGCCGGCGGCTCACTCACAAAGCCGAAGTTCTGCACGAACCGAACCTTGCTCAGGATCTCGCCGGTCTGTACTTCGAACTGGTATTCGCCCGCTGATCCGGTGACCATCTTCGCGAGGCTGATCATGTTTCGGATTGCTCTTACGACGTTCATTTCAGCCACTCGCAGGTTATTGGATCGCCGCCATACGCCTCGGGAGAGACCAGGGTAAATTGAGTCGTTGCATCGCCGCCGGTGAATTTGGTGAGAGCCTGCTCAATAGCCATCTGCCCATTGATTCCGAGCGCTGGCGACGTGATGTTGATCAATATGCCAGCGGGTAACAGCCACAAACCGACCGGGTCCATTACCACGCGTACTGACTGTCCCTCTTCCCATTGCGAAAGGCGAATGGCGGAGAAACCACAGGTCGCGCTATCAATTCCGCCGTCGATGATCTTCCGGCGGACACGCGTACGGTTGGACGTCCCGGCGACAGATCCGGATACCTGCGGCAATGCGTAGCGCTGACCGATTGCCGTGAACTCTGAAAACCGCCGTCGGTCGTTGGCAATTACTGTTGCCGAGGTTATCGAGTCACCCTCGATAAATGAGTTGCCGTGAAACGGTAGATCCGTGCCGTTCTGAATGTTCAACGCGCCCTCTGGTGTGCTGTTGATGATTAGCGCATAATCTGACGCCATCCTCCCTATTGCCTCGCCCGCGGTCTCATCCTGGGCGACTACAAACAATTCGATTGTCGCCATTGTTTCGAGATCGGCGACCACATCAATATCAAACTGATCACAGATCTTGGTGATGATATCTATTGGAGTGAGCTGGTTGAATGTCGTCTGGCCGGGTAGCTGAGAATCCACCAAGTCACCGGTCTTGTCGCGCCCCATCAACGTGATCATCCCGTCGAGCCCAGCCTTGATTGTGTCGATGTATCCGGTTATCTGCAGCTCGTCGGCGATGTAGACCTTGCACTCATCGCCCGCCTTTATCTGATAATCAGTGAAGCGATTGCGACCGGTGATAGAAAACGAATCAGCCAGCGCAGCAAGCGTTGAGAGCACCTGCGCCTGATGCCAGTCCGTATATTGTATTCCGTTGATTTCAATGGAGATCATGCTGTCAGTATTTCGATGTCGCCTGACGTAAACAGGCTGCGCGGGACGTCGTTTCGAGTGAGAATTTCGGTATACCGATCGGTGTCAGCGTATTTTGCGTATGCTATGACGACCGCCGGTACTTCCTCGCGGAGCGGGAGCGTATCGATAACCGGGAGCGCAGCGGTTCTGGCTGCGAGGTCGTTCCAGATCGCCGCGCGCGTGAGTGTCAGATCCTTATAGACGTCGCCCCAATCACCGCTCAGATCGCCGATGTACTCCTGCAGTTCTGTGATCCGATCAAACACCTGTTCGCGGACAAGTGTCGCATCGGACACAGAGGCAAACTCCAGATCGGAAAGGATGTTTGCGATCCCGATGATAGACAGCGACTGGATTAATATCTGTAGGCTCTGCTGGTTAGACTGCTCTGCCAACTTGGCGGGTGTAGTACCGACCGCAATCGCCCGGACCTGCAGCGCAGCAAATTGATCGTTAATTCCGAGAAGCGCATTGTATGATTGCTGAGGCGTGTCAAACGCTGTCTCGATGTCGCCCATGATGGCGCTTAGCTCTACAGTCAGCGCCTGGGCGTCTGTGATTGTTTCAGGGAGATCTGTCCGGAGCTGGTCAATCCTATTTTTGACGGCGTCGAAGGTTACCCCGGCCAGGCCGGATTTCAGGGAGTCGTCGGCCACATCGAGGAAGGTATCGGTATTGGCCTCTGCAGCGTCCTGTACATAATCAGGTCCAGCCACGTCCCACGCGTCTTGAACTGCTGAGTTGACTGACTCGCTGTAATCAGCAGCCCGCAGCTCTGACTGCTGGACGGTAGCGGCGCCAGATTGTGGGGTGTTAAACTCGCCCGCCTCGATAAACCTGACGTTGACAGTCTCCCAGCCGCCCTCGCGATTGCTCCAGGTGATCGCCGCGCTTTGTGCCAATGCATACATCTGATCACGGCTCGGAAGCACCAACACGCCCCTGGTCCCAGACTTGACTGCCTCAATGAACCGGTTGAGGTTGGCCTGATAGTCGTCGCCGGAGAAGTGTGCAACCACAGTAACTTCGCGCGGTCGTTTTGAAACGGATTCGGCAAAAGGGTCTGCCAGCTCTACAGATTTAGTCTTGCCCTGGATATCCTTCAGCGATAGGCGCGACTTCTTATTCGTCAGCAGGTCGACGCCGTACGTATCCTGCACGATATCCGCCTGGAATTCCACACCTTTGAAGCTCGCTGTCCTCAATGTATCACGCCAGCCCAAAAGCACCTCCTGGGATCATCAGCCCCTGCTCAATGGTCAGGGATAAGTCGGTTGAAGCGTTGACCTCCTCTACTTGCATTTGCCCGCTGCCATCCAGCCTTACGCGCATATCCAGGCTCATTGGCCGCGTGTTAATGCTCGCTGCCTCATCAGCCTTCGAACGTTCTCGAATCCGCTGCTGCATTCGTTGTCGTCGGTCCTCCAAGGTCTCTGCTGTTGGGCCGCCGGTATCAGTATTTAAAATCATCACCATAGCTAATACATCAGCAGCAACGGATTGGATTTTGCGCATGATATCCCAGAGCGGTTTCAAGCTTTCAACAGCTTTACCAATAATCGCGATCAGACCAGTCAGCCCTTCGCCAAATATCTTGGCGCCTTCTACCACTTCAGCCAAGAATCCGGTCTCGCGCCCTGTCTCAAACAGCCGTATCAGTTGCTCAGTTGCAGCGGTTAAAGTTGGCTCCATGTCGAGGAAAGTCTTGATCAGTTTGTTTTGCAATACTTGATACAGCCGGTTTGCAGATTCGCGGAACGTGCCCATATTCGTTGCAGCCTGCTCGTTGGCAATATTGGTCCCGGTGATCTGCTCAGTTAGCGACGCAAACAAGCCGCGGTTTTCAATCAGAATTTTACCGGCGCTCGTGTACTCTTCGCCGAACAACTCGCCCAACCTGACTACATCATTCTGAATAGGCGCAAGCCGCTCCAGCGTCTTCGTCAACCCAATGACTTGGGGGTTGAGTTCATCTTCCAGGCGCGAAGCCATGCGAGTGAAAATCGCACGCAGCGCCGTTCCCGCACGGGCCCCGACAACGCCGCGCTTCGCCAAGACTTGAATGGCCGCGTTGGTCTGTTCGAAGTCAACGTTGGCGAGCCTCGCAGCGGTTCCGGCCTGGACCAATGCAGCTCCCGCATCGCCAAGCTCTGACGTGCCAAATTTTGCGGCCGCGGCGATGGTGTTGGTTGCACGTGCAGCCTCGTCAGCGCCCAAACCAAACTGGTTCATTGCTTGGGTGAGCACCCTTGTCGACGTCGTCAGATCTACACGCTGGGCCTTGCTCAGGATGATTGCTTGCTCGGTGATCGCTGCGAGTGCCTCAGGCTGGTCTAATAATTCAGCTTTTGCTGATGCAATAATTTTCGTAGCCGTTGCGACGTCTGTCCCTGCAATCCCGTACGCGCTGGACATCCGCAGGGCTTCGCTACCCAAGAACTCGAGGTCAGTACCGGTTGCTCCGGTAATAGCCGACAGATCCGCCAACGCCGCCTGGAACTCTGAGCCCTTGGCTATGCCGTATGCCATCGCCGCGGAGGCCGCTGCGAGCCCTGCAGTCAGCGCCCGTCCCGCAACCCTACCCATCGCCGCCATTGCTTTGGAGGTCGACTTAGTCGACTTCTCCATGGCCTTGTTCGCTTTGGTGACTTCTTTGCTCGCACCCTTGGCGTTGGTGCTGTATTTTATGTCAACCTGAGCAGAATATCTGGGCATTACCGGTTCGCCTTCTGGTATTGGTCGAGGAAATCGCTCATTTCGTCTGCTGTCAACCTCTCATAACACGCCAGGGTCAGGTGATAGTATGGGCTGATTACCCTAACCGCCTGCAAGAAACCAGCCCGAAGATCTAGTCCGTAGACTCGGGCGCAGGAATGAAGAAAGGGAGCGCGATACCCGCGGCTTCGTCCAGGTCGACTGCCGTCATGCGCTCAACTACCCACTCGGGCACGCCGCATGCCAGCAGATACTTGCAGAGGTCGCCGAACGTGGCAGACTTCATGCTCTCTGGGCCGATCAGCCTAACTTCGTATTGCATCAGCAGCTTGCCGATGGGCGGTTTGATTGTAATCTCGTCACATCGCTCCTCGCCCATCACTACGGGCGTTTTGAGCTTGTACGTTTCGGACATTTGCGTTCATCCTTTGTTTTAGTCGGTGAGTGTGCGGGAGTTGCCGGACAGCTCAAGCGTCAATTCGCCGCCGTCCGTATCCAGTTCCGGGTGATTGCTTACGACGGCCTGAGTCAACTGCTCGATAGAGCCGTTCCGCAGTTCAGCGGTCGCGCGGATTGACTCTGCGTTGAGGAGCGTCTCAACCGTGACGCCGCCCGGCCATGAGATCGGCCCGGACCAAACATCGGGTTCGGGCGTCTCTTTCCAGTCGATGGTGCCGTTGAGATTTTTCCTCACATCACGTGAGCGACCGCCTTTTTGCAGCGTCCACTCACCGCTTGGGCTGAACTCTGTGCCGTCGATCGAAAGTTTTTTTAGGTTTGCCTGCTGTGCCATTTATGCCTCCTAAAGAATGAATTGCAGGGTTACGTCGAAGATATAGAACTGACCGACCAGGATCGGCGGAACCGTGGCATTGACGCGCGTCCGGTCGGTAGCGTCGCGCTCCACGTCCAAAGAATCCTTGAACGTGGTTAGATCCTCGGTCAGCCCGAGCTGAATCCAGTCCTCGTAAAGGTCGACAATCTCGCCCTTTATGACGGACGGAGTCACGATGGGCTGACCAGCGCCAAACGTTGTCCCGTCGTCTGCCAACTTGTGACGGGGGAACCGGGTGTTGATCCGGTTGATCAGGCTCTGGCGAAGGAAGGATACGTTGGAGGCTGTGTTAGAGTTGCGCCATGCCGTGTCAGCCGCGCCCACGGCGTTCTCGGTGTAGAACGTAACCATGCGCTCAATCAACACAGTACCAGCGGTATTAATCAGATGCGTGCTCACTCCTGACGTGAGCAGCGAATTGCGCTCGGTGTCGGTCCGTTTGTCCGTCAACGTATCGCCGATGATTCCGACGAGCGGAAGACTCCTGAACGGTCGAGCCGGGTCGGCGTCCGCGCTGTAGACCATCTGCCCGGCTACTGCTGCCGCCCACAAATACGGCGGCATAGGAGAGTTAACCCCGGCGTCCATGCATTGGATGTATTGGCTGTTCTCGCCGTCGCCAAACGTTGCGACTGCTGAGGCGGTGCCTTCGTACGCAATCACAGCCTGACCGTCGAGCTGTACCAAGGTACCCCAGCGCCGTTCTAGTTCGGTTTCCAGTTTGCCGAGGTTTGAGGCGTCAGTGTAGGGTGAGATCCACCAATTAATGATGTCGTCGGGGATCGCTGCGATAGCGTCGTCGATATCCGGATCGGTCGCGCCGGTTACGCCCGTTGCAATCGCAATACTGATGCCAGCCGGAAGCTCCTCACCGGAGTTCAGGTTCAGTCTGACATCTATGTCGTTGCCAACCGTCCCGCCGTTTTTCGCGGTGAGGGTAACGACACCAGCGGCCGCGCCAGCGGTTACCGGGTAGGCAGCGTCGGTCGTGCCCGTACCGATTGCGGTCTCAATGGCGGTCGCGACGGCTGTGTTAGCGTCGCCGCTCGATACACCAACCTGGATCTGGACGCCATTCACATACAGGTATACCGTACCAGCTGCGGTCGCCGTTCCAGTGATCGTCAGCGTCTGTGTGCCAGCGGTTGCCGCTCCAGCGTCATCCAGAGCGACGATCCACAGTTTGTTCGCGACGTTGTTTTTGTACCAGTATTGCCCCATCTCATCCAGTTGGCTGCCGATTCCGGCCTTTTCTTGGATGTCCGCGGCGCTGAATACCTGGGTAAATACCTCGGCGGTGATCGTACCGTCTGAAGTCTTTTGACCGATCAAAACAGTCTCAGTCGGACCGACTAGCGCGCCGTCAATTGCGCGGCTGCTGTCAGGGGTTACATACGTGCCCGGTACAAGGCGCGATGTCCCGAAATTTCGAATTGACATTCTCTGTGCTCCTTATGCTATTTCGTAATATACACGAAAAATTCGAGGTTTTCTACGACGATGAGTGAGAACCGGCCCAAGCGTCAAACAATGCGTTAGACGCATTTTGCACGTTGATGTCCTCAAGCGTTTGATCAGAGCCGTACTTCAATTCACCGCCTTGGGTAACGTATGCTCCAATGTTATTCGCAACAGAGAAAGCAAACGGCTCGACATAGTGCGACTGGTTGCGAAGAATCGACCCGGCCAACCCTGATCGCCTCAAATGCCAGCCTTGTTGCCGTTCTTCAGTGGTGCCATCAGGATCATACCCAATCGGCGGCGTGAGGTTTGCAGGGTTTTCTGACTGGATGGCAACGGCGCTGGCACCGATTGCAATCAGGACCATCTCCCGAAAGTCCGTGTTCTGTGCGACTTCGTATTGCTGTTTATACGATGACATAGTCTTTCCTTTTTGTTAGACTGTTGGGGGTGAAGATTTGTAGGGATGTCCAGAGTCAAGATCTGATACCAGACTATATCTCCAAGCCGCATACCCTTCGTGTTTCTGGTAATTCGCCTGGGAGTTGTCGGTTGTCATAACCATTATGGCGACAGCGCCGTTTAGATTCCCGGACCGGTTGCGGTTGGTCATCAAAACGAAGTACGATCCGGTTTGAGACATTTGGGTGTTCATTGCGGCGCTTCCGACCGATGCCCCATTTTTTCGCATAAAATGAGTGCTGGAGCCCTGATAGTCTGTGACGTAGTTCCACAGTCCAACCCCAGAGTGTGGGCTACCGCTGAAGTCAAAGCTGTCGCCGAAAGCGACAGCTGCTTGGCCCTCAAAAAAACTGGAGTTCCCAGAATTTATTTGATAGTCGTTCGATGACTGCCAGGCGTGTAGTGCGTCCAAGGAGAGAGTAACCTCATCAATGATCTGCACGGATATGATAGCAACATCCCCGTCAGCGGGCATTTGAAAGTCGGTTGACTGCATATACCCATCGCCGTCGAAGTCCAAGACGTTAAGGCCATTCTCATCACGTGTTCCGGTATAGACATAATTGGCGTTAACTGTCAGATCATAGCCGTTCGGCCCCTGATCCGCTATCGATGAGACTTCATCGCCGCTCGCAGTGATCGTGCTCTCATTCGCCGCGTCCCAGTGCGCGTGTAAGGACGTATCGTCTGAAGGTATCCAATTGTGAACCGCGTTTGAGTTGGCATCGGTGGAGCCCCCTGCATTCGTTGCGGTGACGACGCATCGAATCTCCGCGCCTTCTTTGTCGATAGTCACGACGTAGGTTGAGGATGTCGCGCCGAAAATGTCCACGCCGTTGGCCTGCCACTGGTACGAATAGCCGGTTGGGCTCCCGGTCCACGTCCCGTTCGTCGTGGACATAGTCTGCCCAGCATACCCTACTCCTGTCACCACCGGGGCCACCGTATTCACAGGAGCAGCCGAGGCGCTCTGAATGTATACGCCTGGGATGTGACTGCCAGAAATATATATGCCTTGCATTACCACACGACCTTCGCTGAGATGTCAGTTGAGCCGCCTGCGCTGGATACCGTCAGGCGAAGAGAGTACTCGCTCGGAAGCCAGCGGATATAGCCGTCGTTGGTAGCTGCTGTGATCGCAACCGCTGTACCTGAGTCGTCGTTGATAGCGACCCAACCCTCATCTGTAGAATCGTGCGTGATTTCCGGGGTAACCGTGGCGCCGTCGAACGTTCCGGATACAATGAGCATCGCCTGCCCGCCGGGTGATGGGTAGCCGGTCCCGCTGCCGTTCGTGGTCTGGTTGGTGAGTAGTGTCTGATATGCCATATTAACTCCTATATGCTGCGCGCATGTTGTCGAGTTCTGATTCCATCGTAAGCTGACCTCTGTGTTTTATGATCCGCCTTCGTGCCGTGTCTCTCGTGACGCCGAGTAGCCCGTATAGGTCCGAGTAAGTTTCGGTAAGGCTGCTTCTGAAGGACGTTCATCGTTTCGAACTCTGGTTCAACCGGGACATTGGCAGGCAGCACAAACAGCGGAAGCGCAGTTGTTACAGGACGATAGTCCGACCAATATTGATTGGCCGAAAGGGTTGCGGTCAGGATACAGCCAGCAATTTCCCTGTCCGCCCATGCGGGCCATAGGGACGAGGGAACCTTAGAGTACACTACGTGACTTCCGGGAAGGTGCTTTTGGTACCCTTTGGACGGAACGATCACCGCATCGTATTTGTCAACCGGACGAATATCTGTCAGGTCGTGGCAATCCCAAACAAGGCGCTGGCAGTTGGTCAATAGCGCTGGCATAACGTCCGCGTCGGCGGCGGTCGCGCATGTCGTATGCACTACGGCAACGTTATAGTCCAGCTCTTTCAGCATATTGCCGGACGGCACAGAACAACTCTTAGAAACCATTTCGTGCAACTCTGGATGTCCGGTTAGACACGCCATCAAAGTGACGTCCCAGCCTGCAGACTGCTGGGCCAACACCTGTTTGTAGGTGCGGCCGCTGGCGTATTTGGCTATATGTAGGATTCTCATGAGAACGGGCCTGGTGGTTCTGCGGTTACGACAACGGTATCGGTATCGCCCAGCGGCGGGGCTTCAAATGTCAGGTCGGCGACAAATTTCTGGAACCATTCCAGATCGGCCCACTCGCCCAGCCCAAAGTCGAGGTCGGACCGACGGATCTCGATCTCCTGAGCGAACTGGTACGCCCTCAGGTAGATAGCGTGACCGTCTACAGTGACCGGTGATTCCGTCGCGAAATATAGCGGGGTCTGCCCGTCGAGAAACTCGTAGCCATGCAAGGCGACAATTAAGAACTCCTTATAGAACACGCTCCATTCGTCGGCCTGGCTTCCCCGGATATCCTGCATCAGTTGTCCAAAATAAATATCGAAGGTGTGCGTAACTGTAGTCGGCACGTCCCCATTGAGGGTAGTCGGTATGCCGTTTGATGATCCTACTACTACGAATAGGGCGGCTGGGGTGTTATGTTCGGCGGCGAGGTCGACCAGTTCATTTGCGCCGGCGCCATGGATCTCGAACGTGGGCCATCCTGCCACACCGGCAACGCCTAGCGCGTTTACCTCGCGGAGTCTTGCAATCACCTGGGACGGGCGTGTAAATATGGCTGGCATCAGTTGTCCCCGCTTAATGCGCCGGTGAGTAGGCGCGTTACCGTGAGCCAGTTCTGTTCGGTCGTGGGAACCAAGACCGGCCGGTTCTTGGAGTTGGGGTCTTCCAGGTATTGTCCGTACGGTGCAATATTGTTGAGATAACCAAACGCCACGCTGCCGTTTTTGGTCTGATGCCATCTGAGCGAGGATTGCAGGTTGCCTGTATCTGACTTGGCTGGCTCACCGGGGGCGGAGCGCTGCGCTTGTTTGCCGCCGCGAAAATAGATCACACCTGATCTGGTAGGGCCTTGCAGGATCATCTCACGCGCCTGCCCCTCTAACAGGATCACAGCGGCACGGAGCGCACGCACGGTGTTCGCTACCGTGCCCTCAACCCATTTATTCACCTTGTCGTCGAGGTCTGCCAGTCCGGCTTCTGTGATAGTTACATTGATCATGGTATCGTAGGGACGTCCGTTGATACTGGTGACGGGTTCTGGTCGCTGCTCTCTTCGGCCTCCAGATTGCCAAAGATCAGCATGCGCCGACGCCGCTCATCAAGGTTTTGGATACTGATGATTTCGAGCCTCATATCCTCGCCTGTCATGTGGTCGCGATATAGTAGCATATGCTGTTTCGTGAGGCCGGAGTACCAGCGGATCTCAAACCGGTAATCCGCCGCAAAATTGGCCCCGCGCGAACCAATCAACTGCTTTCCGGCAATATTGATCGCGTTGCAGTTGACTGTTGCCACATCCGCATAAGTGATATCCGTCGCGCTATCGCCAGACTCTGCAGATACCCTGGTCTGGATTACTACACGCTCACGGAGTTTGCCGGTGCGGACCATTATTTCGCGAGATACCTCAGCGCCTTACGCAGTGCGAGTACCGCGACATGCACGTTGTGGACGTGATCGTTTTTCTGCAGTTCGTCGTGAGCAGCGGTAACCATCTCGACGAGGTTCAGTTCTTTGGGCTCGGCCTGCTTGGCCTTGAGTTCGACGATCTCTGCCTTGAGTTCGGCTTTGGTCTTCTCGGCCATTACAGCCTCCGTATTCTGTATTTCTGGATGATCGCGTCTGCCGCCATTGGCACACGCATAAGTTCTTCGTTTCCGACCGCCTCGCGGTGTTCGTACCAATGCGCCACGATCTGGTAAATAGCCGTTTGCACGTCCTCAGGCGGTGAGATCACATAGACCACGTCGTTCTCGCTAAACGCAGCTACTGTGACTGCAGTGGTAAATGTGTAGACGCTCGCGCTCTCGGTCCATGCCGTGAATACGATCGATTCACGCGCGCCGGTCGTGGCGTTGACCATCGTCAGGATTCCCCGCTGCGAGTCTGGATCAGCCGACAAGGTTTTGACGGTCACACTCGTTGCATCTGCCGCCACGTCAGCGTTCAATGTGCCGGTGAGCTGAGCCGCAAGACCTGCAGTATAGTCAATGTTGAATCCGCCCATATCAGCGATTGTCCCGGTTGACTCGGGAAGCTCTGACGCAATGACCTTCCCCGCCTTCGTGTCGACGGCGTACTTACTCGAATCGAGTGTGTCTTCTGACGCGTCGTCGTTGACGTAGTAGATTTTGCTCACCGCGACCAGCGGGATGTCACGAAGCCAAAAATCATAGTAGCCGTAGGTGTCTGAGTACTCCCAGTTCTGCCGGTCAATGGTCGCAGTGAATCCGGTGACCCGAATCTGCTTTCCGGTCTCTCGCTCGAACCGGGCCACTGCAGCGCCGATCAGGCCCTGGATAATGATGTTTTGCTGTGCGTCGTAGGTCGCGTCGCCAGTGTCGTTTATGTAGGCGTGCTCCTTGGCCGAGGCCAGCGACACAACCCCTCCGTCAGGCTCAGTCGTCTGAGCATAGCGAAACTGTGTATGAGGTACCATACTGTACGGTACATTTTTTTTTGGAAAAAACCACTACACCACCTTGAAGTTGCGCTAGCGCAATGCTATACTAAGGGTATGGACAGAAACACCACAAACCAAGGAGTGAAGACCATGACCACCACCACCACCACCACCAAACTCAACTCCTACGGTGGGGCGCTCGCCGCAGAAGCCATCAAGGCTGGCGTGTCACGCGCCGCTGCCGAAAGTCGGGCCTTCTACGCCCAAGGCCATTCGATGAGCGGGCGGGAGGCCGAAGAATACTGTCTCAATGGATATCTGGCCGAAAGGCCTAAGACAGTCAAATGGTAGAGACCATGATTACCCAATTCCACCTTAATGCGGCTACTGCCACAGAAGCCTATCAGAACAGGAAAAAAGACATGGTCGCGGCGAATGCGTGTCGCGATCGCGCCAACGGATACTGTGAAGTTTGTGGGTCGTGCCGGGATTGCTCGGCGCTTCACAGGGTTCGGAAAATCAGCCTGCGCTGGGAGCCTAAAAACCTCATCTGGCTGTGTCGCGAATGTCGCAATGAGTTCATAGCCAGCCGGAATGAATACAACGAAGAGGAAAGCCATGACTGAAAAACGCAGAGGAAGGCCGCCAAAGGCGCGGCTACAGTTCACCGAGGACGGGCTCGCCCGTTACATCGTAGCGAAGCTGCAAGGCCACGAAGACGCCGAGCACCCGCGATTCCAGGAGACGTTGAAAGCCCACGCCGCAGAGGCAGCCCAGTACTGGTACGAGGAGATGGTCTTTGGGATGCGCATCCAGATCCGCGCATCCCAAACTGTCAACGTAGGACCGTTGATCAGCCACGCGGTCACTGAAACAACTACCCGCGTCAAGGTTGACTTAGCGGGGTTCGAGAGTTAGATTAGCGCAACAACAGGTTCCTCCACCCCGTCCATGCACATCGCCATCATTATTCTGCAACTCGTCATTATCGCTGTCTTGGTCGCGAGGCAATACAGGCGGCAACCCAAACAGAAGCTGTCCCGCAAGGAGCTTGTCGGCATCCTGACGTCAACCACCTCAGAACCCAGCAAACGCGACCCCATACTTGTGGGGCTTTGGAAGATCGCTGACAGCGTGTCTGATCCGATCATTGTCCACGAACTGTCCCACGACACGCTCCGCAGCATCACTGTCGAGGAAGCCGGAGAAGCCCTCGGTAAGGACGGAATCGAAGATCTAGGGCGGCTTGGCTGGGTTATTGACAATGACCGCCTGTCCTACATCCAGCATTCATTCGATCGTTAAACAAAAAAGCCCCGTCGAAAGACGGGGCTAGGGGGGATGAACGCAACCTATACGTTCGGAGCTCTGTCTAGCATGCCGCGGACGGCCACAACCGCCAGCGGGCAGCCGTTCGAGTGCGTGCCGGTAAAGTCCGGGAGCACCCGGCAATACCTGGATGTGCCGCGGTAGCCGATAGCGTACAGCGTAGAGTCTTCAGCCGCGGCGTCGATGGTTTGGAAAATGCCATCAGTCGCGTCAGGGAGACCAGCGCCAGCAACCGGAGTCGCGTAGATTTCGCGAATACCGATTGCATTGTCGGTGTCGGTCACGTCGGTGTATGTCGAGTCGTCGTCAGACTCCTGCAGGACCAAGTCAATTTTTACAGATCCGGACAGGGTGTCGCCAGACTCGCCAATCGCACAATAAAACACGACCGCGTTCGACCCTTGCATGTCGATGCCGGTGATCGTCGCGGGGTCGGTCGTGTACGTTGCGGATTCAACGGACATAACTGCCGAGAGCTTGTTGCCAATATCATTCACTGCGCCCATGGAAAACCTCCTAGACTGCGAGCTTTTGGATTTTGATGGCTTCGAACACGCCGACGTCGCCGCCGGTGCGTTTACGGAAACGGAACTTCACCTTGGGATAGGCGGTGTACGGGTCGCGAAGCAGGACAAGCCCGCTACGGTCAACGATTTGATAACCGCGTGCGAAATTTCCGTAAACCAGCGACAGGCTGTCAGCGGCGGCGGCAGGCATTGCCGGAGCGGCGTCGATCGGATCGCCGAGCAGACGGAAGCCGAAGCCTTCGGCAAAGTCCGGGACCAGATAGTGATTGTCTTCGCCATCCTTGAGGGTCAGCAGGTTGGTGTAGATCACACTACGCTGGGCGTAGAACCGTGCGCCCTGGCGATACTGGAACTTCAGTGAGCCCTGAAGCTTCAATAGACCGTTCGTTGTAAACGCACCGGACGAACCAGAGCTCACCTGCTCGATCTGACCGTAGGAAGTACCGGCGGCGTATGTGAGGACGCCACGCGCTTCGTTGACGTTGCGACCAGCGCCGCGGCCAAGGAACCATTCAGTGTCTTCACGGGTCAGGAAGTCGTCAGTCGCTTCTTCCTGTATCCAGCTCGCGATCGGGAACGCCGCATCGTCGAGAAGCTGTTGCGTGACATTTACACTCGCGCCCATGAAATTGGCGTAGATTCTCTGATCGCCAAGGGACGGGTTGCCGGTGTCTTCGTTCGCTGCGGATTCGGTCTCGCCGTCACGAGTGGCGCCGACGCCGCCCTTTTTGTTGACGAGACGTTCGATGTGGTCGCTGTTGCTGAGCGTGATGACCGTTGCCGCCTGACGGAAGCTGGAGCGCTCAGTCACAGTTGACGTGATCATTTGCTCCATCTGAGGCTTCACGGCGAACCCGGCTTCCGGGCCGTCGCCAACGCTCAAATCTTTGCGCATAAGCTCTTTTGATTCCATGAGCTGATCGAGGGGAATGGAGCCGCTGACGCCCTCGCCGCTATGACCTTTCATCCACCCGCGAATGGCGTGCGCTTCCTTCTTCAGCTGCAACGCGTCTGTCGCTGCCGGGTCCATGTTGCCGCGAGAAAGAGCGGACTTGATCTTCTTGATTTCCTCGTCGATCTTTTCGGATTGGTCCGTAAGATCTTTGGTCATGTTTTCGAGCGTGTCTTTGCAGTACCCAGCATCTTCGCCAAGCTGCCGGATACGGTCGTCGTGGTCGTTGCGGCCAGACTCGATCTTCTTTTCGAGCGCGTCAAGTGCCGTTTTGATTTCAGGAGTCATGTTCATGAGAACACCCTCTTTGTCATTTCGTTGATGTAGTCGGCCAGTTCTTTGGCCTCTTCCTGCGAGTCTTCGGCGTCACACTCGAAGATAGCCGCGACCGCCTTCAGCGATTGCGACCGGCTGCACCCTGCATCGCGCAGAATACGCTCCAGCTCGCGCTTTTTTGTTGAAACCTGTTCTTTGTCGTCAGACTCGATCACCGACTTGACGCTGGTCACCAGTGCTGATTGGTTCATGGGAAACAGCGTGTTAGAATATTCGAAGACGCCAACCCGTTTGAGCCGACGCGCATCTATTGCGTCATCATACTCAGCGCCGCCCTTCGGCAACTTGTAGCCAATGCTCAGCCCTGCTTTCGCGCCGAGCTTTTGAGCCTGCTTCATTGTGCTGTACGCCTCACGCCCAGCCTCTTTTTCCAGGTTCAATTCACCCTCTACAAATAGGCCATGATCGTCTTCGCGAGCCGCCTTGTTAAATCCCGCGTTGTGCTTGATATCCCATATGTGGTCATTCTGAATAGGCCATGCCGTTCCCTCGGCAATAGTATCTTTGAATGCTCCAGGCTCAATGATATCTCTGCCTTGGTCTAGATTGCCGGTCACAGCAGCATAACCGGAGAACTCTGCAAATTTGCCTCCGGCTGCGTCTTCTTTGACCTCCAGGGCCTTGACCTCGAAGGGCAGCGTGATGTATTCCAGACTACGGGATTTGGTATAATCTACGTCCATTTCTTATCCTCAATACGGTTTCTAGTAACCTACGGTTAAATCCAGAAAAAGTCTAACTCCACCCTTGACATTGCGCTAGGGCAAGCCTAGAGTATGACTTAGTCGGGGCGTAGCTCAGCGATTAGAGCATCCGATGCTGAGATGCGCGCAAAGTCCTAGCAAAAGCAATAATGGACGTTCCCTCAGATAGGTATGTCGTGGGTTTGAATCCCACCGCCCCGACCATTACGCTCAGCGCGTAAAGAGTTGGCACCTCGGTAGTGCCTGACAGCCCGGAAAGTACGGGCATTTGCGAGAGTGGCGGAATTGGTAGACGCTGACATGCCCTGGCGCGGCAAGACCGGATTAATGACGCGGGGTTCGAATCCCCAAGACTACCGGCATGCAGGTTCGAATCCTGCCTCTCGTACCAACTCTAACCCAAACTAGAAGAGTGAGATGAGCAAAAAAAAGCCAACCTGTTCAAGGAAATGAACGGCGTGTGTGAGTGTGGAAAGGCCAAGTTTAAGACCGTTGTCAAGTATCGCCAGCTTACCGGCGGCGTGGCGAGAGACATTGAATGTCGAGCATGTGGCAAGATCCGCCGGTGGGTGTGGTAGCAAACCTCGCTATAGCGTGGGAACGCAGCTCGGAAACGAGCCGCCCGAGAAGGCTTGCGGGTTCGACTCCCGCAGCGAGGATCAGTACCCAAACCAAGGGAGAACGCAATGGATGAACTAAAGCACCTGCAAAAAGTCCGACAAGTACACGAGGGCGTGATTGCCAAGCTGAGCGCTAAGATTGAGGCATTGGAGCGCGTCATCGAAGGGCCCGAGTACCGCTGGGAGTGTAGCCGATGCATGGGCGCGACGTGGTGCGAGTGGTACGTTGGGCCGGGTGGCGATAACCCGTACTGTTACCAGCTCAAACCGCAGCCAGAAATAGCCGAGGAGCCCGAGTACATCGAAGGCGATAAGATCACCGACGCGATGCTTAAGGGCGGACGTGTGCCGTGTGAGGTCAGTGACGTTTGGAACGAAGATTGGTACCCAGCGAAACTCGTACTGGTATACAGAAGCCCAAATAGTACATTTTCTTTCGTGACTGCGCCAGCAGGTCCGGAGAGTGCAATTTATTGGATGCAATGCCGCATAAAAAAATCGGATTTACCATAGCGTCGCGAGGTTTTTACTCTTCCAAAATCAGCGGTCTGTGTACCAGCCCACATCTACAGTTTGAAACGATGAGACCCTGCGCTAGAGTATAACCAGAGTAAGTTTCCACATCTAGCACAGGACCATCGTAGTGAAACCTTTCAACATTAACCACGCTATCAATCTCTACTATTCCGGAATGTCCGCGCGCGAAGTGGGAGACGTTTTTGGCCTGACCTATGCCACTATGCGCAGACGGCTGATGGCTGCCGGAATCACTATGCGCACTATGGCGCGAGTCGACATCCAGCCTGCAGATGTCATCGCTCTTTATTTGTCTGGCATTTCGGAACATCAGGTCGCCAAGCGCTTCTGTTGTGACCGCGGTGTGATAGCGAGAATTCTCCATAAGCACGGAGTGCACCGGCGAGATCAATCCGATGCGGAACGCCAGAAGTGGAAGGGCATCAAAGCTCAAGGAACGGATGCCGTTCGCAAGCAAGTTGCCGCAGCTAATGCCGCTGCCAAGGGTAGGGTCGTTTCCGATGAAGAACAAATCCGAAAGGCTAAAGCACATGAAATCTCGCAGGACTACGTCGGCTTGTACGAGCGAGAATTCTTTGAGGCCTCTGTCGCCATGGGTCTGGACGCAACGCTTCAAAAAGCCATCTACCGCTACAATATCGATATTGCTTTGAATGCCTTCAGCGTCGCCGTAGAAATCCACAGCAGTAGCATTTCTGGAGTACGTCGGCAGCAAATCACCAAGCGCACCAAATACCTCTCTGATATTGGCTGGCATACGATTTTTGTCCATTGCCAGCACGGACGGTTCCTGTGCGCCGCGGTCTGCGAAAAGGTTGTCGCCTTTTGCAATGTCACCAGCCGCCTTGAATCCGCCAGGGGTCATTATGGGGTGATTAGGGGTGACGGACAGCTTTCGCGTGCCAAGAGTCTCAATGGTGACCATGTCCCCAGAGTAGACGGCTTTTGACGCCGCTGTGACAAATCCCCGGACTTCGGTATCAGGGTGGAAACAATTGACAGACTCGGCTGCTGGCAGAGCTGGGTCGCCTGGGTACATTGCCGGATGACCGCCCACGCTGAACTTCTCACCCAGCCTGATGATCGTGGCGCGTGAATCCCTCTCAGCCTTCCGATGTGTTTCGCGCGTCCGCTCGTCGGTAGTACTAACCCAGATCTTCCGAAGTTCTACCCCGGACGCTTCGGCGGCGGCGGAGTTCGCGAATTGCGCGGCCGTATGAGTCTCGGTCCTGGCGATGACCTTGGCGCGTTGGGCGTTGATGACTCCCCCAGCACGTTCGCGGATCAGCTGCTGCATGCCGTGTGGGCCAAGTGATTCGTTGACGGCCTCGGCGATGGCGCCCTGGATCAGCGCTCGAGTTGTCTCGGTCACCAGTTGCACCCTAGCGGCGGCGTTCTCCTCTATCCACGCATCCAGCAACGTCTTGAATATGTCCGTCTCGTCTTTGGTCTCCGCCTGGGCAAGGGATTTCTGGATGCTGGCGAAGAATGCCCGCGAGAATTCGCCGCCAGTTCGGCGGTATTGCGCCGTGTATGACGCCAGTAAATCCTGGTCGATTCCTTCCAAGGCCATGTTGAGGCTGAACTGCGTGTCATCTCCGGCGGCGGATGCTGCGCGGTCGACGTATTTGGCGAGCTTGCGCTGAACCGTCCGCTCGAACGGGATGTCCAGCGCTGCCATCAGTAGTTCTTGACGCGCGATCGCTGCTCTCAGTATCGTGTCTTCGGATTGCTTGTACCAGTTCATTCATCGACGCCGTTTATGCCGAGGGTGCTGACAACCTCAACCGGAAGCTTGCTGCTGTCGACCAGGACGATGTCACCGCCGGGAATAGCATCCATACCGACCAGCTCGCGCTTTTCGTTGACCGTCAGGAATGATGACTCTTCAGCTCGTTTCCAGGCTGTTTCCCGCCGCGGCTCTAAAGCTGATACATCGCTGAAGTCGGGTACGATCACAAAGTTGTCGCCCCACCGGCTGGCGAGGTCTTCTGTCAACTCCTCAGCGTGGCTATTTACCAGCGGGATAATGGTATCGTCCCACATGCTCAGCTTGGCCTGAGCCATGTTCTCGTATGTTGTTCCCTCGCCCTGATTCAATAGAACCGGGGGAACGCCAGCCGTGCGCGCGACATCTGCCGCCACCTGCTTGTGGCTCTCGATAAAGTCCGCGTCCTTCGGGTTGGCGCTCAGCTCTACTGGTTGAATATGCTCCAGGAGGATCGGCTTGCCGTTGCCGCTTGCGAGCCCTGAATATACCTCGTTCAGCTCCTTTTTGAGAAGGTCGCGTTGATCCTCATCCATAAATACGGGGTTGCCGTTCGCGTCCTTCGTGTCTGACACCAATCCTTGGCTTGGGCGGGAGCCGTGCTTGAAGTATGTCCGGTTCCAGATATTGCCGTATCGGTAGATATCTGACGCGAGGTCCGCCGGTTTGAGTGGGCTCATCCCTTTCGTGATAGATGTGGGGTCGAACGCTTTCCAATCGACAATATTCGATGTGCCGTCGATGTCGATCGGCAAACGCCTAAACGCCCACTTCATACAACCGCTCTCCTGCGGATGGAACTGCCAGTACATCACGTTCTGCTCACACACCAATTGAGTCGCTGGTGGAGCCAAGGGCCAGAGGTGGACCGGCTTTGTAAAGTCTGCGGGGTCGCCTGTGTCCATGAGTGTATATCCGGTCCCGCCAAGCATGCGAAATGCCGCCACAGCATACAGCCACTCTGACTGATTCTGAAACATATTTGGCTTGGCCAGGAGCCGGTTCAACTGGTGGTCCCTGCCGAGCTTCGTCACTTCCCCCTGGCTATCGACCGTCGCAGCGCACAGCTTCACGGAAGCGAACGCGCTCGCCACGATATCGACTGCCGAGAATACAATGTCCGTCCCCATGTAGCCCTTCGCCACGCGGTCTTGGTATGACCATGTCGCCTCTTGCCCGTCGTTGCCGGTTAAGAAATTCTGGAACGCGGGCCAGGAATGGCTGATCTCTTTTTTGCTGAATGACGAAAAAAAGCGGGTGATTGCGGAAAACATTTAGAGGCTCCGGATTTTTGGGCGAGAATAGACGCTGCCGGATAGCCACGACAGGGCCCAGACCAGGGCGTCAAGCCTGCCGGGCGATGGTTCGCCTGTTTTGCCTGTGTATGTGCACATCTCTGTCTCTAATTTAGTCAGGCCCGGCAAATGTGCAACCTTCCCGAACTCATACAGTGTCGCAATAGGCTCTGCCCGCAGCAGTTTCCCCTTACTGGCGCGGACCGGGCATACCCGAATAGATTGCGGGTTGATTGTTGAGTCTGTACGCTGCAACGCTTGCGCGGCATTGCGGATACCCTTCTCAACCAAATCCCCGCCCTGGTTGACCTCTGCAACGATAGCATTCGCCTGGAACTGTTGATAGGCGATGATCGCTTTATCGGCCCATTCTCCGACGGACATGGTCCCGGATCGGTCGGAAAACACCAGGTACCGTCCGTCTGCTGTCTTTCCGGCGCATACGAGCCCGACTTCGTCCTGGTCGCCGTCTGACGTGACGGACGGGTCGAGGGCTACTGCTATCTGTACCAGCTCAGACATGTCGATTCGTTGAGACTTGGCTTTTTGAATCAGGGAATGATTCCACAAGGCGCCTTCTGTGTCTTGCTGCCACCTCCCGTCATACATCCACGCGTACCGCGCGGGCCGGAACTGCTTGCAACGTTCTGCTGCCTCTATCCAGGACGGCGCCAGATGACGACGGCAGTCTGTCCAATGCATGTGAATAAACGTCGCCGCGCCAGCCACGCCAGCAAAGTCATCCGGGACATCGGAACCATCCGGCATCTGCCCTTTGTAGAAGCGCTGATAGATCCAATGATGAATGCTCGTGGGGTTGAAGACGAGAATCACAAGATTCTGGAACTGATCTTCGCGGATCGATTGGTCGATGATGTCGAACGTGTCTTCGTCATCTAATTCTTCGGCTTCCTCACAGATCCAGATCGAAATCTTCGGAATTGATTTGAGCTTGGCAGTTTGGTTGCCTGACGATGTCTTGATGCCCTCGAACCGTATGAGCCCGCCGCCGGGTGTCTCGACCGTGCGCCCTACCGCACGAAACTCTGACAGCGCCAGCCGCTCAACCTTATCCATGAACTCAGGAACGATGGACTTCTCGGCGGCAGTCATTGTGAACCGAGTGAATAGCGCGTGTCTTCCGGTCTCCCTAGCTAACCGGTCGGCCAGCCATGCTGTGATCGAAAACGATTTCGCCCCTCCCCGGCCGCCGTTGAGGAGAACGTACCTTGTCTTGATCGGCTTCCACAACGGCTTGAGCTTGGTCTTTAGATGAAGGTTGGCTTTCTGTACTGGCTCTGTTTCTACGTCAATCCCCGGCATTTACGCTACTCGCCTTTCTCTTATGCCTCATCGTCTTCATCCGTGAAGATAATTTTTGGCGGTTCTGCGAAGCTGTGGGTGTTGTCGACCGCCATCTCTTTCTTGTCGCGCCAGTCGTTAGGACGCCGGTTCTTGAGCCAGATGAATGCCGCGGCAGTGTCCGGCGGGACGTGCCGCTTGCTTCGCTTGACCACCTTTCGTTCAGCGCCGCCGGTCTGCGAGATCTCTGTCTGTGTCTCTTCATAGTCGTAACCGGTAGCGCGTTGGTATAGACTGTCCTCGACAGCGTCATCAGCAATAGCCTTTCCCTCCTCGATTGCCCGCTTGAGGCTGGGCCTGTCGCGGCAGATGTTGTACAAGGTCTTCCGGCATACACCAAGCTCCTCTGCCATCTGCGCGTCGGTATAGCCCTTCTCCGCCATATCCCGGCACTTCGAAAGCCATGCTTTTTTGTATTTACCTGCCATTGGTACCTAACATCCTTTCTGCTATAGTGTTTCTCTGTGTCTTGTGCGCATACATCACTCGGTCATTGGGCCCCCACTGGCCTCCCGCTCGTAATGTCTTTTCGTCTAGCCCCATTCGCGCTATTGCTGATTTTAAACGCGCCTTCGGTTGTGCTGGTGCCATAAGCTTAACCCTATTTGACCACCCGTCGCCATCAAAAAACCACTTTTTGAATGACTCCCACCGCGGCCAGTATGCGTCATCTAGCGGCATTACACCAAGAGGAGTGGCTGGCTCTGGTTGCCACGCAGTAAACGATATAGCCAATACGCCTTTGTGACATATTTTTTTCCATTTTGTGACTGCGTCTTTTAGCTCCTCCCAGTCGCCATCCTCTTCCGTCGGCAACCCCGCAATCATAAACCAGCGGACAGACTTTCCAAGGCTACATAACCATGCCGACGCCTTTACAAGGTCGTCTGTTGATATTGGCTTGTATACAAATTTTCTTAGTCTTTCACTGACGCCCTCCACTCCGAGCCTTATTTGCCTCGCCTTGGGGGCTCCGTAGCGTTTCATATAATCTAGGCTATAGCTGCCGTGCTGAACTGGTGGCAGTTGTTTTCCAAACGTGTGCTGCATTGGATCGTTAGACAAATACGCAATACGTTTCCCCGCTTGTATTAGGTTTTTCGCTTGTCGTATCAACTGGTAGCCGTTTGGATTTTCCTCATACGCCATCGCCCAGCCCGTCTGGCAAAAGGCACACCGCTTCTTACATCCACGCCCACACCAAACACGGTATGCCCCATCTTCCGCCTGAATCGGTGGACAATCCCACGGAAACCCCACCGCAACCTCGACTGGTCTATCTTGCCCGCGTATCCACGTTTCGGGTAAATGTTTTACGGCGTCCACTCCCCCCTTGATCAACTCCGCCATAAATCGACGCCCATCACATACTGCATCCGCGTGAAAATCGTGGCGGGTGGCGCTGGGGCTTTGGCCCCGTACTCTCTTGGGCTTAACGTGTGGCCATTTTTTCTTAATTGTGCGGCACACCTCCCAGTTTCGCGGATCTACACACGTGACGGCGCATACGTCTGAATCACGAACCGGAACTACTTTAGTTTGTGCCCTTTGCGCAAACCACTCGATCCACATTGCAGCCAAGCCTTGCGACTGCTTGTTAATCGAAAAACAGGCATCAATTACCGATAGCTTCACAAAGCCACTCCTCCAGGTTTGCAGAAGAAACCTGCGCCGCAAACCTTTCGTATATGTCTGTTGGTAGCTTTTTATGTGTTGCGCCAAACGCGAACACTACGCCCTCTGTTGCATCCCCAATCCTATCCCATGGCGACGCGCCAGCTTGATCTCCGTCCATCCGGTCTATCGTCGCCACCTCAGCCTCCAATGCGTCCAGCTCATCCTGGGCCCAGCCCCAATCAAGCAACTCCTCGTTGTCGAACTCGCTGAGGAGCGTAGGTATATCCCATTCGCCTGTGTTCTTGTTGAGGCGGACGTTCAGCTCACGTTCCCGGTCGCGGTCAAGTTCCACGGTGACGGCTGGAACTGTGTCATTGCCCATGGCCGACCACACCTTGACCCGTTGATGCCCTCCGACCAGGATGTTTTTGCGGTCATTGTGTGTGTTGATGATCACTGGGTCGACAAAGCCGAAGCGTTTGAGGCTGTCTTCCAGGTGCTTGTGCTGGGTTGTAGTGAGGGTGCGCGGGTTGTATTCTGCGCTGATGATATCGCTGATTTTGACCTGTCTTATTTTCATGGTGTGTAAGCCTATGGTGTGTGCCCGCTCACGTATCTATTACTGATTGACTCGTTTAGTGCCATGATCGCCCAGAATACGAGGAAGAATCCTGTCTGTAGGGCTATTGGCGGAATAGGCAGGCAGACCATTGAGATGCCTATCATGATCAGGCTTATGAGTCTCACCACGTCTCCTTTTTCTCTAGCGTTTGCAGACTTTCGTAGAGTTCTTCGATGTGTTGGGTGTGCATGTCGATTGCGTGCTGATCTTTTTGCGTGACATGCCCGGTTTCTCCTTAGTTATCGCGGGCCTCTCATTGCTTTGTCCTGGAATATGTCCCAGACCTCGGGACCTAAGACGGTCTCCATCATCTTTAATGTAGTCCGTTGCGGGCGGATGTCACGGTGATTTGCGAGCCGTGACAGGTGAGTCGCTCCGATTCCGATTTTGCGCGCGGCCTCCTCAGACGTAAGGCCTGACTCTCGAATGAGCCTCTTGAGTTCTTCGTTCATTTAGCCTCCTTTGTTACGTCTTACTATACCGCAATTGTCAGATGTGTCAATGGGCTGCAGAATCGGTTGCTCCTATTATGCGAGCCTCGGTCTTGACAATGATGCAGTGGCCGCAGTTCTGGCATACTTTGCGTTTGCGTTTACTCATGTCTATTCCTGGTTTCTGTAGTCATTCCAGGCTTTAAAAATGACGTCATACACCTCTTTCGCATCGTCGCCCTGCAGCGTGAACCCGCCAGTTGTGTCGCCGCGTATCATGACTGACACCCTCTGCTCGCAAGCGTCGTAATGCATGCGGACAATCGCCGCTAAATCCATTGCGCCGGTGACTACTTTCGATTTTTGGGTGTATGTAAGGATTGGATTCATTGCACGCTCCTCAGCCAGCTTTTCTGGTGGTTGGGGGTTAAAGCCCCACCCGCAAGCGGGCAGGGCGTGTACCGGGTCGGATCTTCCAGCCGCTCTTTTTGCAGTTGCGTCAACATTGGCTTAGAGTCCATACTATCTCTCCTCTGGTTGTTATGGTCTTCCATGTCTATTCCTCTCCTGTTAGTATTTTCCATGCGAGCGCAGCCACTGCTGGAACTTGCGCATTTCCAAGGGCCGCAAGCTCACCCATTGATCCGGAAATCCCATCATCCAACTGCGAAGCTTTTCGCTCCCAATAGTCAAGTTGCGTAGCCGTTCCCAGTCGCACAGATTCGGGGATATCCCATTCGTTATACGTTGGTAAATTTTGTCTATCGTATGTGCGTTGAAACGGCAATTTGTCTTTGTCGGTGTAGGCAACAATCCAGATCCGCTTCCGCACGTGAGGCGCGCCGGCGTCGGCAGCGCTGACAATACCCCAGCGCGCATCATACCCCATTTCGGCAAGATCACTGAGCACGGTATCGAGTCCTCTGCAAACAAGCATGGGTGAATTTTCCACGAAGACGAACCGCGGTCGAACTTCGCCGATAATTCGGGCCATCTCAGACCAGAGTCCTGATCTAGCGCCGGTGATTCCTGCTCCCTTTCCCGCGGCTGAAATGTCCTGGCAGGGCTACGGGAACCCGCCGCATATGGCGAGTTCCGATTGCACCTCCCTTGCACTGTTGAAGAAATTCGAGGTTTCTGGGTTGTCTTGTCTGAATGTCGTAACGTCGTCCCAAATGGGAAAGACTGGCAGAATTCCGTCAAGTTGTCGCTGCAATAAAACTCGTCTGGGATAGTCTTCGATTTCAACAGCGCCGATTGGAGTGTGTCCAAGTAAGAGGTCGGCAAGCAGCCCACCTCCAGCTCCGGCGAACAAATGGATGGTATACATGTCCAGCTCACCTCTTTCGTCCCTTTACGCCTCTCTCTCCTCTGGTTCTGAGCGGCTATGCTGTCCGTGCGTCGCATATAGGTAGCCCTCCAGGAAAAACGCCGCGGCGTCTATCCAGTTCACAGGGGGGCGTCCGTCAACTTTGCTCATATCTCGCGCATAGTCGGTACACCGCGCCAATTCCTGAGCCTTGTCCAAATCCAGTTGGTCATGCATGTCTATTACTCCTGTCCTTTGAGTATGTTCGACGTTGGTATCATCTGTTTCAACCGCGAAAGCACCGCCGGTCCGTAATTGTCACCAAGCCGTTCTCGGAGTTTTGGCCCGGAGCTGTTCGTCGTGATCCAGACCCGCTTCTCAGACCTCGAGCGCAAATCAATCAATTCCCAGAGTACCTCCGCCTTTGCGTCGGTAAGTTTTTCCTTACCCAGGTCGTCTAACACCAGTAGCGACACCCTGACAGCATCTTGGACTAGCCGCTCTGCCTCTCTGGCCTGATCTGTCATCCGCAGCGTGGAAATATTGCGCAGATATCCGCTGCATCGAAGGGCACGAACAGGCTCGCCATGTTCCACGATTCGCTGATATGCTATGTGGTGGGTCGCGTGCGTCTTGCCAATGCCGTTGGGACCGCCGATCCACATGGACGCGCCCTGGCGCTGAATCACCCACCGCAGAAGAGTGTTGCTGCCGATCTCTTTCGCCTTGTCGGCGTCCCACGTCTGGTATTTCGCAGGGATGCCGGAGCGCTCGACCATCTCCTGAATGAACTTCTGATGTTTCGCCTTCCGATCCCGTTCGTTGGCTGCTTCCAGGCACGGCGTGCATCGTGTGAACGGCACGTTCCCGAATATCTTCGGCATCTGTGTCACTTCCGTGGCGCCGCAGTCCTCGCAGGTGATTGTTCGCTCCTCTGTTGCCCTGATGTCCATTGTTCACCTCATTTGGCCAATAGCCGTTCCAGGTTGCGCTTCTGACGAATCTCAACACCATATTTTTGCAAGTCTTCTAGCAAAACCGTAATCTCATCACTGGCAGGCTCGACAAGCCCGTGACCTTTCGAGTCCGCGCCGATGTTCACAAATTCGGGTTTCGCCAGTGACAATCCCAACGCGAAAATCTCGCCGTCACAGGCCAGGATAGGCTCCACAGTGATGAATGTTCGCTCCCCCATGCATGACAGTTCGTGCATGGCCCGCAGTCGCTCGATTACTTGTGGTGCGTGTGATTCGACGTGCCTATTTGTTTCGGCGGTACACCCAAAAAGCGAGCCCTGCGGCGTTTCTTGTATCCACGTTAACATACGTGCCGGATTTTTAGTCTGGAATACGTATTTATTCCAGGGGTGTTCGCGGCAATGCTCCAGCACGCGGCGGATAAAAGCGTCAGGTACCGCCGCGGCAAATAGATCGTTGCAATGCTCCACGAAGATCGTCTTGCCGCTACCATAGCTAACGTTGAATTCCTCTTCGATCAGGCGTAGCTCGCCTTTGTATCGGCCATGCCCGAACCTCCGCGCCATTGCCTGCACGTAACAGTATGCGCACATATGCGGGCATGCTCCGCCGATGTGCGTGTGAGTGTGGGTCACCCAGGGATACATGTTCCCGGCTGCCTTAGTTAGTGGCATACTCTCTCCTCTGGTTCTGGGGGTTCTATCTCTGCTTCGACAACTTCAAAATATGCACTCGTTGCTGCAAACGCGTCGGCCTCTTCCTCAGACCAAAACGCCCGCCGGCCAATTATCCCGAAGCCTCTGTCTGCTTCGATTACCATGTAGACTGTCCGCGTCTTCGGTTTTTCTTTAGAGTCCATACTCTCTCTCCTTTGGTTCTGGGGGTTGGTTGGCTAATCAATATCATCATCTTGGTGTTTTTTTACAGGACGGGCCAACGTCAGTGCATCAACAACAGCGGCCAGCATGTGGTCATACCTCGACATGCCTGACCCATCGCAGGAATCCGCTATGTGCATCCAATGCTTGGCCCGTGCAAACGTATTGACGCGGCCAACATGCGTCAATGGCAGTAGCAAAGACGGCAAAAATACTGGGAAAGTGGGTCCATCGCCATCCTTAAATCGATTCGTCCCGCCAATAAATATCGCACTAATTGAGCCCCATGGTATCGGCAGTCCCTCAATTCCATCCTGAATCACCAGAGCCCGCGGGACGCCTTGCAAAAAACTTTCTCCTGCAAATTGCTCGTAAAGTTCCAACGTGCGCCGGGCGTCGCCAACTACATCCGGCAAAGCAAC